TGGTCCGCTACTTGGGTCCCGGTAAGGGATACGAGCGTCATGAGAAGGATGACCGTGAGCAAGCAATCATCCTTGCAACGCAACTAGCGAAGGAGAACAACCGACCATATCTTATCTATGCAGTGAAGGGAGTCCATGACACCTTCGTCGAGGGTGTCGTTCCACCAAAGCGAGGGTTCAATGACCAAAAAGAAGTCAGACGAAACAAGCGGCGGGTTCGCCTTTGACGGCGAACCCTACCTAGAAGTCACAGAGTGGGGGCCTGACGCAAACGGCAAGTTTGCGCTGGATGACGACGGCGATCCCAAGAACGGATTCTACTGGTCAGTGATGCGGGGACCGGGAGTGCCATACGGTTCCGAGGTAGGGCCATACGGCGAACACGCGGATGCCTTGAAAGCGGGTAGACAAGCGTGGGCTGATGGTTCATTCTGAGGGGCGCACCGGTCATCGCAACCGGTGCCGTTTCCTCCCTAGGGACCGTGCCGGGATAAGCCCCCGGCGCGGTCTTTTCATTCGCTAAAGGAGCTATCGCATGAGCAGGGAAGAGCTTCAACTGAGCCTGATGAAAGACGATCTGACGAACGCGGAAGATCTGGTCGCCTTCCATGAGGCGCAGAAGCACGACATCAACAAAGGGAACGTGCTCATCCGCAAGGACGTGTTCGGTTTCAACCGGGACACCTTCGCGGCAATGCTGCGTGACTACCGCGCCATGCGCCGCCTGCTACAGGATTTAGGCGTGGACGTGGACTGGAAGGTCCCTCCGAAACATAGAGTGCGTTTCGAATCCTCTGACGCAAAGGACGTTCCCGACTTCATCAAGAAGCCGTGGAACAAGAAAATTGCTGCGCGTGAGCGACCAGAGGAACCGCAACCCGCTTCTAAAAAGCGTGTTAGACTAGAAAACCACAGCAGGAAAAGGAGGGTGAAACTCTAGATGAAATGCAAACTCACGAAGCCCTGCATTGAGTGTCCTTTTCGCAAGGATTCAATGCGGGGATGGTTGGGTCCTTGGTCTCCCAACGACATGCTTGAGGCCATAGGAGCCATTGAGTTCCCATGTCACATGACGGTGGAGCCGGGCGACGTTTATGCACAGTACTCGCTGAACGCTTCCTTTTGCGCCGGCGCTGCACTGCACATGAACGCCAAAAAGCAGCTATCCCGCCAGCGGTGGGTCGCTGACTTCCAACTGACCCTCAAAGGGTCGGATCAGCAAGAGCATGTCCTGCAAAATACGTCTGACTTCCTCAGGCACCACAACCCGTCGTTCCTCGACGAGAACGTGGTGACTATAGGTGAGATCATTCGTGCGCAGAAGGCGAGGGCGCTATGAGAGCGTGGCAGTGCCTTCCCTCATGGCTGCTAACCCGTGCAATCCTGCCATTCGTTCCCAAAACTCATCCTTGGCGCGGATTACGGCCCACGCTGAGGCAGTGGAACGAAAGTCAGACCGATCTCTGCCGCGCCTTTGACTTCGTTCTTTGGCTCAACGCGGCAGTGACCTTATTCTTCGTTGTGCAGATATGGAGGAACATTTGAAGATGAAATTCATCGAAGTGACGAACGGCCCCCGCAATTGGGGGAAGTTCGCCATAGGCACGTTCGACTACGACGATTGGCAGACCAAATCTGCCGTCGCCACCGTGGGAAACCGCAGCCACCTGTCTGACCGGGGCTGGACGCGTGAGCACAAACTCGTGCTTGACCTCCAGACCGGGGAAGGCGCAATCTTCAAGATTGGCGGGCTTCCGCAAGCCGACCTTGAAAAGCACCGGATATGGGTGTGCCCCATGTTCTTGCCATTCCTGGAATGGCTGTACAAGCAGGATGTGCGTGACTTGACCACGCTTCCTGATCACGTGGACCTGCCGGATGCTCCGTTCTCAATGACCGGGTACCGGCGCAAAGGTCCGAACCAAGCGGACGTCATGGACATGGCTCGCCTGTGCGGCCTGCCCATAGGCGACGATGTCGGCCAATACTACTGGCGTCGTGATCTCCACGCTCTTGTTCGCCGCAATGCGAACGGGACCGACACCCTTTGGGAACCAACAAGGGAGGTGACTCGGCCAAGACCTGACGAAATCTGAAACCCTAACCAATCAGCAGGAGAGCCAGAACATGGCTGAAAGAGAACATTTCCGAGCAACCGAAAGGCCAGTTGAGTTCCAAGCACCTCCGCTTGACGCCGTGATGGCGTTTCGTGGGGTCTATGCGCTCTGCACGATCAACAAGGAAGGGCGGCTGAAAGCGACTCACTACACGTGCGTCCTCAGCGGCGGTTCCGAGCCCATATGGGCGGTCTGGACGGTGAACGGCAACTTCCAGCGTTTCTGCTCAAAGCGGAAGCGTGTCATGGAAGCCTACCCAAACCTCGTCTGGCGGCGCAAGCAGGCAACGTGGTCTCTGGTCGCCGTCCACGATATGGACGAGACTGAGCGCCGCAAGCAACTGCGCCGCCTCTACAGTCGCGGCAAGACGCTGTCCGGTGAGGAGCGTGCAACCGTTCTGCACGATCTGGAAATGCTTTCCGCTCCGCATGATGCTGACAACGCCGCCAACGTGGTCAGCATAGGCGCACATCCCTTCGCAAGGAAGGGCTGAAAACAGAGGGGGCCTCATGCCCCCTCTTACTTCTGGAGGGACCCATGCAACAACATGCTATTGACTTAGCTCTACGTGACACTCCGAGGCACCGGTGGAATTGGAGAGAGGTGGCACGGATCCTGCCTAAAGCCAGACGATTCATTTTCCCAACCGAGGCGAGTGCTCGCTTGGCTGAGATAATGGATTCGGCTACTGACCTAATCCTATTGAACCATCAATTCGCGTTAGCGCCTTACGAGGTCACATACATAGAAGTAGATCTCAATGCTATCGCGAACACGCTGCGGCCAAAGAAGGCATTGAACGTCTTCCAACAAATTGGATTCCTAATCACCAAAGATAGCGTATGGACGTGCTCACATGGACTGCACGGAAAGAGGAACGTAATCCTCGCAACGATGGGTGTGGTCAGGCTCGGTCATGATCCATACACATGCGAAATCAATTCAATAAGGGACGTGTTCGAGAATGCTGACATAAGCGAAAAGGATGATTGGCAGTTTGCCCGCCTAGCGCACTTGATTGGAGCGGATGGTGTTCGGGCTTTGATCGATTGCGGAGAATACGAACGCATTGGAACAGAGATCATATTCAAATGGTCTAGCCACTCCCTCCTTAACACAAAATGCAGACCAAGAGAATGGTCACATACGATGGGCGACTTGCTCATTCTCTTCGCCGCACTTCTTACGCTCAATCAGCCGAAGACCGTGGTAACAAGCTTCGCGCCTCAGCGCGGCATTGTCCGAGGCAAGCCGGTTGTCTACGCGGCTCACCACACAGTTGAAATCGGCATGACAAAAGAAGTAGTGCGAGCGTTTCCAGTTCATCACGGTGATCGCGAATCGCCACGACGGCACGAAGTGCGCGGTCACTTCGTTCACTACCCGGCGTCAGCAAGACATCACTGCTCCCGTCCGGAAGGGCATGACTGGCCGCGCGAACCTGAGCTCCACGGCACAGCGCCGTCTTGGAAATGCACAGTATGCGGCGGCATTAGAACATGGCGTCAGGAATTTCAAAGAGGTGACGCTTCGAAGGGTTTCGTAACCAAAGATTACGAATTTGAGCCCTGACTTCTTGCATGTTTGGAACCGATGAAAATCTTGAAAATTTTCACGAAAGCGAATCTGCCGAATCCGATAGGGACAGGAGGATGAAAATGCATTGGACCTTACCAGCAGACACGCCCGAACAAACTATCCAGCGGGTGTGCGAGCTTCTACGTTTGCGCGCCAACGCGATCGGAGGAACGAAAGGGATCGTACGGGGCAAGCACCGGGAAGAGATTGTCGAAGCACGCGCCAAAGAGCTGCGTGACTTCGCGACCTTCCTTGAACAAGATGTGAAAGTGGAAAGGACAACACATGGCTGAGAGCGACGTCTACACACAAGCCGCCACAAAGGTCGCCGGACTCAAGGACGCCTTGAACGCTGCGATCACTGAGGCGGAACAACTTGGGCTGAGGATTGAGGCGGAAGTGGACCACGTTCAGTCCATGTCTGTCCGGTGGCCACGACCCATCGTCAACGTCTACGTTCTCAAGGACTTGACCGATGGAAGTTAGGCTGCTCATGTTCCTACTCATCTTCACGGTTGTCACCATGATGGTCGTGATTGTGCAGTATGCCCACTACATGGCGATGACGAGGTATCGTCGCGAGATGGAGCACCTTCTGATCGCAATAGGTCAGAACCAGATCAACCATACCAAGATGTGGCTGGCTGTCGTAGGAGAAGAAACCAACGAAGGCTTGCAGCTAGCCAAGGCAGCGCTGGAGCGTGACCGCCTAGAGCTTGAATTAGCTCTGGACACCTTCGTCGAAAGCTACCAAGCCGTCATGGGCTTGCCAAAGCATCAAAGGAAACGGCGATGACCGACTACGGGAACATCACGTGGACTCCTGAACTGCGCCAGCGCCTACGGGAGCTGGTGCGAGTGGAACTGACGGACTGCGAGCTGATCACGGCACAATTGCAGGCCGAATTCCACGGCCGGAATTTCACCGTGTCCAAGATCAAGAGTGCTATATCCAATTTCGGTCTCAAGCTGCACAACGTGCGGCACACGAACAGAAGGGGGGAGAAATTGTCCATGAGCGAGAAGGACCCACGCATCGTCTACGGTGCGCGCTGCCTATGGTGGGACACCATTGACAAGATTGACCGAACCCCCAACAGGGGGGATGGCATACGCCTCCCATGCTGTCCGCATTGTGGCAACGTCCTGTATGAGATGCCTAACATGGAAGCGTGGGTCAAAGGGCTGGAAGCCTACGAGAAGAACCACCCCGGCTATCGAGTGTTCCTTGACTGGCTCCGGGGCAAGTGCTTCCCAACAATGTTCGACGCCAAGATTGCGTACAAGCAAGACACGGGAATAGAGTTGGCGTGGTGAAGGTATATGGTCCTTGTGGTAACAGGAGACCAGCATGTCCTTTACGGTTCACAAGTTCCCTCTGCCGGCCGGGCTTCCGAGCGTCACCAATCTCTCGGTGCCCGGCTTCGTCAAGACGCTGAGCGTCCACGAGCAGCACGGGAAGGTTTGCCTATGGTGCTACATCGACGACACCGACCTGTTCTCACGTGACCTGACTGTCGAGCGTCTGGTCACGGGAGGCATAGCCCAAGGCCCTGCCAAGAACATCCTCAACTACGTCGGCACAGTGCTCATGGATCATGGGCACTTCGTGACCCACATATTCGTCGAGGCAGCACGCTGATGCCGAGGCTGTCAATCGTTCCGCTACAGTCTCAGAAGGAGCTCCTTGTCAAGTGCGAGGACCTCATGGCCGAGCTGCATGACCTTACGCGCTTCCAGGAAGGCAACTACGTGGAGGATGTAGGTCCCGACATGTACGGCGAGTATGTGCGGGGTCTTAACGGCCTCGCTCGGTCTGCGCTGGAGGCGGCGAAGTTCTACTTGATGAAGCAGGCCCTCGCCGACCAGGAACGGCAGATCACAGCAATGCTTCGTAAGCGGCAGGCGGGGCAGGCTTTTGAGGCTGACCGCACGCCGCCAGACAAGGCCGACAGGCCGCGACGTGAGCGCGTCAGGCTGTAGGCTGCCCGCTAGCGCCTAGGCGGCCACGCGCCGCCTAGCTCGTGCCACGCTCTGCCCGGCTTGGAGCTGAGCGCGGCACCCTTCACAATACCATCGAACCTCTCAACCAGAATGAGCAGGTCGGATAGCAACTGGCGAAGCATGTCCAGTTCACGGTCCATTTCCATTCCCCGGTGATCCATCCCTGAACGCATCGACCGACGCATCCCTGAACGTGATCCGTCGTTTGATGTCGGCCAGCGGTTGAGACATGGCAGACGTGACGGCCGAGGCAATAGCCTGCGCAAGGGACGTAACGTCCAGTTCGTCGCCCTGCGCCTTGCCGCGCGCCCGCAGCGCCATGCGCTGGATGCGCATCATCTCCTCCTGAGGAGTCTCAGCCTCGTCCTCCGCTGCCTGATCCGCAATGGCTTGGGCGGCCTCATCGTTCTCTTCCGTCGTGTGCGGAACAAAGTCCTTGAGGTCCTTGGCGGGGATGAGCACCATGTTCAGCGGAATAGCAAAGAATTCACCGCGCTCTCCCATTGACGTGTTGCCGGCGGCTTCCTGCCACTGGTTGATCGTGTAGGCCCAAGGAGCGGCCTTCATGGTCTCCAGCTTGAGTTCGTCGTCTTGGATGACCGGCGTCTCATACGCCAGCACCAAGCGCGTGTCGAACATAGGCACGGCGACCTGTTGCAGGACACGCCGCAGCATCTCCACGCGCGGCTGAATGATGTCCTTGGTCCAGAAGTAGTCCGCCGCCTGAATGGTCGAACGCTTGGACTCACCAATGATGCCGAACTTCTCAGGCGGTGCGCCGAACACTGAGATGAAAGTGTCCCGCTCAGCCTTGCGCATTTGCACCATCTGCATCTGCTCGAAGGTCTGCGTGAGTTCCTTGACGTCGATCTTCTGCGAGAAGAACAGCGGCTTGAACGCCTTCCAAAACCCTTGGTGGTCGCTCATCCACTGCTTCTCAAGCCGCTCAGAGTCCTTCTGCGAAAGGAACTGACCGCTGATGATGATGTCCGGGCGGGCGCGGTTCAGAAAGAAAGACTTCTGATGCTTGGCCGCAAACTCGTCGATCTGGATTTCGTCGTCCAAGGACTGCGCGGTGCCGACACCACGGGTGTACGGGTTCTCCGGGTCCGGGTCGATGAACGGACAGATCTCCGTGACCGGGATGTCAATCTGCAACCCGCCGGGCGCTGCCACATGGTAGAAGGGCTTCTCCCTTGACGGCATGTCCGTGACCCAATTCGGCGGCAGCGGCCAGAAGGCGTAAGGAACGCCGAGCTGGTTGCGCTCCCAAAGCCAAAAGGATTCGCCGGCAAGGTCAAGGTGCTGCATCGTCACCGCAAGACAGCCGTGCCCATTGAGACGCGGGTTCCCGGTGCCGTCACGCAGCATGGTGAGCAGCGGATGGTTCTCAATCCTGTCTGCTCTGCCCACGCTAATCAGCTTGTTGATGGTACCGGTGCGAACCGCTTTGCGAACTTCGCTGTCAATGCGGTACTTGCCGTTCTCATCCTTGGCGGCCACCATGAACCAGTCGGTGTCCGCAACGTGGCGAGCAATCTTTCCGACGATGGCGCGCAGCCACGGGGCGTCCTTGTAGAGCTTGAGAAGCTCCCTGACGCCACGCCGTGGGGAAGTGAACTGCGAACCAAGGCCGACGAACTGCGGGGCGACGGCAGGTACCGTCGCCTTCTCAGCGGCCACGCTGGACAACGCCGTCAGTTGTCCGCCCTGCGCCTGCGCTGCGGACCTTGCCGCCTTGGCGGTTGCTCCTCTACGGGCCATTGTTGTCTAACTCCCTGTTGAGATGCGTGGTTGGAACAGTCTCCAAAATGCACGCACGGACCAGTGAAATAACTTCGGCTACGTTCTTGGCTTGCAACTCGTCCTGCTTGAGCAAAAAGAAACCACCCATGATGATCATCGTGATATTCAGGATCACGATGAGAAGCAGCGTTGGGGCTCCGGTAAACGAGGAGACCAACCCCTCAGCTACCCTGCCTCCCGCCTGTACAATCGTCTGCGGTGGTTGCTGTTGATCCGTCATTGGAATGTCCACATTTTGATCCCGCTTGAGTTCTCACGCATGAAGCGTAGGAACTGCGAGGTCATGTCCATTTGGTCCTTTTTGCCACGGGGGAAGCTTCTTGCCTCAAGCAGGTAGGGCTCGAGCCATGAGGCGTCCTTCGGAGTCTTCACCTTGCCAACTCTCATCGCGGGGGTCTCAGAGCTCATCCTGATGATCTTGCTCTCGCTACCGGGGTCTATGGGCCGCACGCAGTCCACACCCTCGTTGCGGAGCATTTGGATCAGGTTGGTTCCTGAGCCCTTGTCCTCAATGAGGAAGAAGGTCGGATCCCATTGCTCCAGCAACGCCTTCGCGGTGCCTAGTAGCTCAGGGAACTCCATCTTATCACGGATGAGGTCCAAAAGGTAGTAACGGTCCTCACGGATACCCCACACGCCGAACACACTGAAGTCGGCCAGCTCGGTGTCCTTGTTGGCCGTGTCAGTTGAGATGACGATCATCTCGAACTGATTGCGGACCATCTCCTCCACGTACTGGCGGCCGGTGCCGGTCAGCCACTTGATATCGATCATCGTGCCGCTGAGCGGCACGGGGTTCCCCTGATACAGGGCCTCCCACCAGTACGTGTCCATGTTGCGCCTGATCTTGAGCAAGCGCTCTGCGGGGTACCGCTGCGGGAACAACGCCTGACCGGTGAGGCGGCCAAGCACGTCGTTGTCGTCGGTCGCCAAGGCAGGGAAGTTGATGCGCTCAAACTCGTCGAACGCGACAATCTCTTCCTCGCCGGCGTCAACCTCCTCCTGCGTCTCAATGCGCCGCGCTTCAATGCGACCAATCAAGTCAAGAAGCGTCCAGCGCGTCATGACAATGATGACCGAAGCGCCGGGCTCCAGACGGGAGTAAACGTCGGTCAGGAACCATTCCCACACACGCTGTAGGATGGTCTCGCTCATCGCAGCCTCAAAGCCCTTGAGCGGATCGTCAATGATCAGAAGGTCCGCGCCCTTACCCATGATGGAACCTTCGGCACCTACGGCTTCCATACCGCCTTGGTGTCCTTCAATGTCCCAATGGGAAGCGGACGAACTGTCCATCGCGACCTTCAAGTTGAAGACCGTGGGACCGAACTGCTCAAAGATGTTCCGGGCAGCGCGACCTTGCTGCTTGGAGAACTCAGTGTTGTAGGTGACGAGCAGGACACGCTTGTCAGGGTTGCGCCCAAGATACCAAGCCGGCAGCACCTTGGAAATGAATTGTGTCTTGCCGTGCCGAGGCGGCGCTGAGAACATCAGGTAGATGGACTTGTTGCCCTGAATGATGGGCAGGATGCGGTTCTCAACGTAGCGGATGTAGGGGGCATACATCCACTTGGGGTAGGCCAGCTTGGCAAGACCGCCGGGCAGCGCGTACGCCAGTTCCTCCGGTGTGATCCTGCCCATCAAGTCCCTGTTGGGAACTATCAGCGGCTTCCCGGCAGTGTCGACAAGCGGCTTGGCATACGCCGCCTGCGACAGCTCTGCTACGTCTGTCCCCAAGCGCACGCGGCGCTTGGGGCGGGCCTCAATCTCTTCCAGGTCCTCAGCGTCCAATCGTACGCGGAACCGGCCAGTGCTCTCAATCAGACCGGTCATTTGCTGAGGTCCTCGTAGCCGTATTCCGTTCCGTCAATCATGCGGCGCGCAAGCTCGCGCGACACTTCGTCGGTGGCGACCTGCTGCGCCAGCTTTTCTTTCCCCTTTACGCTGATTTCTACGTTGGCGACAACTTCCGCACGCACTGCGTCGCGGCGTCCCCAATGCTCAGGCCAACGGCGCTCGAGCTGCCAAGCAGACGACTTCCAGTCGCCCTTACCATCCTGCCGCAGCTCCTTGAGCCTGCTGAGTTCTGCTTGGCCTTCCGCCTTGCAGATCTTCTCGTAGAAGTCAACGTAATGGGGATGCCCTTCACGGCCCTTCACCATCCACTCAATGAATGTGGAGCGACTGATCCCGATCAACCGACAGCACGTGGTGTAAGGCAACCCCTTGCGGAGCAGCTTGATCAGCCTCTTACCCTTCTCAGGGTTTGAGATGAACATGGGGCGCTTCGTCAAGCTGACGTCGTCTACCCGCTGAACATGCGGCTCCAGCCCGGCGGACTCGTATGCATCGACGAGTTGCTTGTATCTAAAGCCGGGAATCATGCGACCTTCCGTGTCGCGCGGTGCATCTCGATAAGCCCGGTCACGGGCGCGGTTGGCGGGCTCCATGTCCCGCACGCGCTTCGGTCGCGGCTCGTCGTCTAGCCGAACCCGTCGTTTATTTTTACCCTGCATGTGGACACCCGATAAGAAAAGCACATCGGAGGGACAGATATACACGGTCGGAAACGAAACTCAAACCCTGTATTGGACAGGTAAATTCGACAGGAGAGTAGACATGCGTCAAGAAGATCTGGAGAGCGCCATCGAAGAGCTGATCACGATGGAGGACCTGCTGGAGATTTTTCAGGTCAGCCGTCAGGCTCTATTCCGCTGGCGTCAGAAGGGTCTCAGCGAACTTGAGATCCGCATTCCCAACAACCCGCGAAGCGAGGGACCTAACCCGCGTGACCTGATCCGCTTTCAGGAAAAGGCGGTGCTCAGGTGGGCCGCAAGGAACGGCTACAAGACACCGGGACTGGACCTCTGGAGAGTGAGGTCCGCTAAACGGGACGCTGACGCTGCATAAGCCGCGCAGCGTCCCGCGCCATCTCGTCCACGATCTCATTGAGTTCGTGGCCTTGATGTCCTTTCACCCACTTCCATACAACTCGATCAAACCACGTAGCAAGCCGGTCTATTTCCTCCCATTGGGAGCGATTTGAGACTGGCTTGCCCTCTTGTGTGATCCACCTACGCTCACGCCAGAGGGGAAGCCATTCCGAAGCACCACGTGTGACGTAGCGGCTGTCGCTGATGACAAGGAGATGGATGTCACGCCTTGTGTGGCGCTTGACAGCTATCAATCCTTGGCGCGCAGCCTCCAATTCCATTGTGTTGTTTGTAGCGGGGAACTCACCGCCACTGTCCTTGAATACACGGTCATGCCATTCGAAGCGGTAGGCCCAGCCTCCGCAGTCCTGTTGACGTATGCATGAACCGTCGACAACTAGCTTGACAAACTCTGACATCGCATCCTGCCTCATGTGAACGGCGTGAGGGTTACGCAGGTCTATACCGTTCGTGTAGGAGTGAGAACATGGTCAAGTCAAAGGAACGTGCCATTGAGGGAACGACGTCCGTCAAAGAGCCTCGCCAGGAGGACATCGTGATGGGCAGCCGCATTCGGCAACTGCGCAAGATGCGCGAGCTCAGCCAAGAACAGCTCGGCGACAAGTGCGGCATCACCTTCCAGCAGATCCAGAAGTATGAGAAGGGAACCAACCGGCTCAGCTTCTCCCGCATGGTTACGATGGCCCATGCGCTGGAAGTGTCCATCAACGACTTGGTGCCTCCGCAGTATAGAGGGACGGCACCTAGCGCTGAGGTCGACGACATGCTGAACACGGCGACCGTCGTGGGAAGGCTTGTGGCAGACTTCAACGCCTGCTCAAGGCCGTGCCAGAAGGCCCTGATCCATCTGGTCGCCGTCCTGTCTGGTAGACAAAAGGAGTAGTATGGCACACACCGACATAGCCATCCCCGCGCGTATGCAGCATCTCAAGCTCGACGCGCGGGGGTACCCGATCTTTTATGTCGCGATGATAGATAAGAACGGGAACCCTCATCTGGCAATCAACGACACGAACAGGCGTATCATGTGCGCCAAGTTCGACCTGTGCAGCATATGCGGCGGGAAGCTCTTCCGTGGACGGTGGTTCATTGGCGGTCCTATGTCCGCCTTCCATCCCCACGGCTTCTTTTCTGACGCGCCCATGCACTTTGAGTGCGCCCACTATGCGCTCTTGGTCTGCCCGTGGCTGGCGCTGTCCAAATACAAGCGCAGCGCCACCACTGAGAAGGCCATCATAGGCAAGATAGCTGACGGCAAGATCGCTCTTGAAACTGGTCAGGTGTTGATCGACGAGTCTCAGATGGCAAACCGGCCGCTGGTCTTCGTAGCCGTCATGGCAGTCGGACAGGACTTCACCAAGGGAACGGTTGCTCCTTTGTTCAAGCCCAAGCAGCCCTACCGCGTGGTCGAATACTGGATACACGGTCGCCAGCTTGACGACGAGGAAGGCCGTGCAAAGGTCATGGAGTATCTGAAATCACCTGACATTGACGAAGCCTACCGCGACATCGTGGTTCCGCCCGTCAAGTTCAAGGTAAGGAGGGAGCGTGGAATTCAACTACCAGGATTACCTAGAGCAGCATCACCAGATCACGGAGACGACGTTCAGCCTGCTGGACCTGTCTCTGAACGCCAAGAACCTCAAGGCGGCTCTGGCGTCGGTTGAGAGCTGCCGCAAGCAGCTCGCGCAACTGAAAGCCGGTCACGAAACCGAAATAGCCCGCAGGCTTCGTGGCTGGGAGATTAGATCGGGCGGGAAAGGAAAACGACGTTGACCTGACGAAACGGCGGCAAGCCCGCCGTCTTCCGGATTGGCATTCCGGGGCTGAATGAGTCTGCCGACTAGGGAGTAGGAAATGCTTGCACCACTTTCGCCTTCGGCCAAGCTGCGCGCTTTGGCCGACGACATTGAGCAGGATACCAAGCACGATTTCAGCATGGATAATCCTGACACTTGCGCTTACGCTTTTTGCAAGCGCAGGTTCGGCGTGTGGCACGACACGGTTCTGGACAACGAGCAGCACCTAGCCAACATGCTCGGTATCTCGCTCGAAGAGGCAACCAGCATCTACAACGCCACCGACCTCGGCCAAAACCGCAGGCTCGTGAGCACCAAGCTCCGGACGCTCGCCCTCCAGTTGGAAGGCGGCAAGCTGCCGTTCGGCACAAGGCCCTGACGAGTGGCCTTTAGGAGGCTAACGTGGAAGGAGGATGGCTGGTCCATCCTCCTTCCTTGCGTCATGGGCCTTATCATAGGCATCATGACTGGCATGTTGATAGAACTCTACAACGGGGGTGACCCTTGGGAGTTCAAGCTATGGAGGTATCTATTTGGGTAAGAACACCTGTGGGGGATGCACGTTCTGCTGCCTAGCAATGGCAGTCACAGAACTGGATAAGCCGAAGGACCGGTGGTGTCCCCACGCCAAGAAAGGTGTCGGCTGCGGGATCTATCCCAGCCGGCCCCAGTCCTGTCAGGACTTCGAATGCCTTTGGCTGCAAACTGACTGGCCGGATGAGTCCATGCGTCCGGACAGGGCCAAGGTCATGTTCATAGGGACGCATGAGAAGACCATCATCGTTGCTCACGTCCACAAGGACTATCCTAACGCATGGAACGAAGGCCGTGTCAAAGCGGCCATTGAGAAGCTACGCGAACGCTACCACGTCATCATCGTGTGGCGGAACCAGCGGACGTTCCTCGGCGGCAAGGCTGACTTGCCCGCCAACATGGCAAAGGAGCTGATGCAGCTTCCAGCTAGGGAGGGGTGACATGAGTCGCACCACTGCGCAACTCACTGTCATCTGGATCATAGGAGCCAGCGTCAATATGTTCTCAAGCTTGCGGGCTGGATACCCTTCGTGGGTTTTCATTATAGACGGCCTCATGGCCGGCTTCTCCCTTTGGCTTGGGTACACCTTGGGCACTGCAACAAGGAGGCGAAAGTGAAAGGGGATAACATCCGAACGCGGTGGCACCGCTGCCGGGAGACGCTCGCATCGGGCCGCGTAGGCATCAAGCAGGGGCCGGGATCACGGCCTTTGCTGGAAGTTTATAAGAACACGCGCGCCTACGACGAGATGGAGTCGCTCTTCGACATACTTGAGGACACTCCCAAGTATTACGTGGAACCGAGCCTCATGGAGATATGCGGTCGTCCTGACGTTACCAAGAGCCTTGAGGCCATGCACGCGGCCGGCATCGCTCGCCTTCCGTTCCACGACGTCATGTGCGAGGTTGACGGCCGGACCAAGCAGGGCTTGGGCACCGTGCATAACTTCGTCGTGCTGCACGAGCGGCAGACCAAAGAAAAGATGTCCATTGAGGAGGTATATCATCCGTTCAGGGCAATTCTTTTCAGGCTAGTGAATTGGGAAGGAAAGGATACTTTGATCTTTTCGCCGGGCACCTATTGGTTGGCCTTCGATACCGAAGCAGACATTGAAGGCGTACCGGGAGGTGAGACTGGCTTCGGCGTCCACTACATGACCGGGCCAGCGCCCTACGTTGAACCGGGGCCGGAAGCGGCACGAATCATAACTGACATCGGCTTTCAGGACTTCCTGCCATGCAAGGACGCCTTTGAGGCAATGATCGTCTTGCTGAATACACGCGGCGTTCATAAGGAAGTCATAGAGCCAACCCGTCTCAATAAGGCGAGACACAAGGCGCGAAAGCATCCCATACCACGGCATACAGTGATACGCGTCGCCCACACCTACAGCCGGGACGGGACTAAGCGTGAGTCTCCCGGCTGGAAGCAGCAGTTTCACATCCGTCCGGCGTACATCAACTACTACTGGCATGGGCCACGGAACGATCCGGAGCGACCGCAGGTGAAGAAAGCCAAGCTGGTTGAATCCTACTTTGTCAATTGGGACCCTGAGAACCCGAACCAGAAGCCCAAGGTGACAGAAGCACACCTGAGAGCGTAGTGCGATTCCCAAATCATGTTGCGTCCTTAGCCGGCTTTTGCTAGGTAGGCCCTGTCGCTTGGCTCGCGACACTCTCATGCCCTCTCCCGATGGCTGACCGAGAGTTGGGAGGCCGGAACCCCTGCACGGTTCCGGCCTTCCTTCATCCTAGCCCCCCAAGATCATCACCGGAAGGGTATGTGCTCATCAACAGCCGTTGCATGAGCGTTTTGTCGTTCCACGACCGGTAGCATCCAGCAAGCGCTGTTCCGAAGTCCACCGTCCCAGTTCTAGGCGGGTGGCGAAGCGCAGGGTAGGGCGAAGCCTCTCCTAGTTGGCGCATCCTAGATAAACCTTAGGATAGTGTATCCGCAAGGACACTCCGTGGCTCTGCAAGGTCTGTCTCATCTTGATAGAGTTCCACGGGAAGCACCTCTATCCCTTAAGGGGGGTAGGGGGGTTTCCGTGGATACAGGTCGAACTCTCTTGATAGAGAATTGGACTTGGACGTGGAACACGTACACGCGCAAGAAGGATAAAACAGCTTAAGAGAGGAGGATGCAGCTTATGCGGTTTCGCATCTACAAACGCAACACCGGGACACTTGTCTTCCTGACTGACGACCCACACAAGGCGGCCTCTGAGTTCGTCAATGTGGCAAGGACAGAAGCAGACAAGCTCCCGCAGCCTCACTCCACTGAGTACGAAGTAATTGAGATTGAAGCCAAGGACGGTCTCCAGCCGGCTATGGCACTCGCCTTCATCATTCGCACTGACGACCCGGACTACCCTCAGTTCCTTGCCGTCATGACCGGTATGGAGATGAAGGTCTGGTTGGCCGTGGGGCCACCACCAATCACGACAACGTCACACCGTTCAGGAGGAAGTAATGGACCTGACTGCAACCAATGTGGAACGGACGTACGCGTACTGTCGTTACTCCGCATCTTGCGCACCTGAGAACGTTGTTCAAGTGCGCGGCGTCACGAAAGAATACTCCTTCAACAAGCAGGCCATAGAAGCCCACAAGGAGCACATACGTCTCATGCTGAGCTTCTTGCCCGACCAGTTCCACAAGGAGCTGGGAGGCGGTTGGGCGTTCTCAATGGGCCATTGCAAGCGCAACGGCACGCAATGGACGTACTATCGTGACTCGATGGAGCTCCTGTTCTGCATGGGCATAGCTGCCGGCTTTGTCGAGAAGGTGGAAATGGTGCTCACAAGCCTCACGGACCCGTACTACGTCGTTGACGTGGGGATCCCGCCTGCGGCACGGGACCTGAAATGACACCGGTAACAGGGAGGCACCTGAGAATGGGAGAAACGTTCTATCACATCGCGGTGGTGTGGAAGGCAGACCACAAGCCTGATCGCAAGCAGATGGCCAAGATCAGGAAGGTGGGTCTGCGCCACAACGCCAGCCATGCGGCTGAGATGGCCGCCCTTGAACTATCCAAGCTGACCGGCTGCGCGCGGGTTGACGTCTACCACTCGTTGATGTCGGCCCGCTTCGTTGAAGGTCGCTCGGTCAACTACCCCAAGAACTGGAAGGAGAGATAAATGGGACAGGATACGTTCCTGCTCAAGCCTACGTTTCATGTACGCGGCAAGCGTCACTTGGCCGAGATACAGGCGGCGTGCTCGCCGCTTGGTCTCATCCACTACGAGGAGAAGGCGGCCCTAGAGGCCGCCAATACCATGAGTCTCATCGACGGCGTTGAGAGCGTCTTCGTTGTGCGCGCCGTTGACGTGGTGCGATACGTCAAAGGACAGGTGAGGGAGACATGACTAGGTTTTCTGATTGCAAGTGGATGTGCTGCCGTATCACGAAGGAGTGCTGCGGCTGCTGTGAAGGGAGGACACGTGACAAGCCCGGCGGACTTCATCGCACTACAAATCGAGCGCTACAAGAAGCAAAAGGAGAGGGAACTTGCGGACTTGCGCAAGCGCATTCCAGAATGCAGCGTCCCGGAAGGGAGCTTAGGTCCTTGGACCATTGACAGGACGCTCGTTGAGCCGCCCGACATGGTAGCGGCTCGCGGACTGGTCAAAGGGGAACGCGGATGGACCCCTCACGGAACATACACCCGCCTCATCCATGCCGAACGCGGCGTGGTCATGTCAGACACACTGGACGAATGCGCGGACTTGGTTCCCATGCTCAACGCAGTGAAGGGACGCGTCCTGATTACCGGCCTAGGCTTGGGCATGGCAGTTGACGCCGCTCTGCGGAAGCTAACTGTGAGCCATGTGACAGTCGTGGAGATCAACAAGCGGATCATTCGCCTTGTGGGTCCTCATCTCAAGGACTTGCACGGGGATCAGGTTGAGATCATTCACGCTGACGCCTTCGACTGGGAACCACCACCCGGCTCAAGATGGGACTGGGCGTGGCACGACATATGGGACATCATCGACGAACAGATCATGAAGGACTTTGGAATACTGCGGACCCGGTATAGACGACACGTCAGCGCCTCACAGCTCTGTTGGGCTCAACGTTTGGCGCGGAAGTATGGAGGTTAAATTGGCAGACGATCCGGTTGAAACCGTAGAGACTGAAGTCGAAGAGGAGGAACTTGAAGTCCTCAACGTTGAGTACGCGATGACCGAGACGATGGAGTCGGTCGCCAACGTCAATCTCAAAGCGCCACGGCCGCCGAACAACGTCGTGGACACAGTCACCAAGGACGGCGTCGTGGTTGACCCGACCATCTATGCGGTGACCTACAACGGCTCCCACGCCTTCGTGTCCATCAGGAACATGGCCGTGGAGAATCCCGAGGACGACTTCGAAATGGACGTCACGTTCAAGGAATACGTGCCGCCACCGCCGCCTGAGACGACAGAGCAACTGCCGGCCTAGCACCAACGGGAGAGGGTAATGGCTGAGTTCCAAACCATATACGAAAACACTACAGCCAACGCCGAGCGCGTTGGCTGGAACAATACCCCCGGTGCCCACATAGGGAACCGACTTGCCCGGTGGGTCGTCCACAACCATCAGACGGGCCTCTTTCATTTCACGGAAGAGAAGCCTGAGTTGGACACGCGGATCGACTTCGAATACGCCAAGGCGGTGTGCAAGATGGGACAGGGCGCTGAGTGCTGCCGCTACCTGACGATGGGAGCGCAAAGCTGGTCTTGCCAGAAGTTCGCCTATCACCACCTGACTCTTGACCGTCGCGTGTGGCGGACGCAGATGGGTATAGCCGGGGAGGAATCAATCAATGCCCAAGGAGACAACTGCGCAGGACGTGCCGACTAGAATAGAGCCCAAGGATGGTTTCATCACTCCTGAGGACTTGGCTGCTGCGGTCATACGCGCGAACATAAGGTCCGTCTGTGACACGAACCAGTCCTTGAAGCAATTCACCGTAGTCATGTCCGACACTCACTTCTACGAACTGATAAAACGGTTCAAGTGGGTAAAGTGGGAAGATGCCAACAAGGTAGGCTTCGACCCTATGGACATGGTCCACAACGAACGTCTAATGATCCACGGGGTGGAGATAGTCCGTGAGGAGCCGCCCCGTCAAAGGAGGCGCTGATGGACTGGTACACCGTAGGATTCACCTACACCCTACTTCTGGCGCTCATCCTACAAGGGCGCGGCTTGATGAATATGTCCAAGAACTACGCTGGTCTATTCCTCCAGCTTGG